TACTTGACAGCTGACGTTACTTTCAAGTATCTTAACTATACGATAGAACCATTTGATTGTTGTTAAATGATTGACTTGACCGGAATCCAAGAGATGTGGGAAAAGGATTCTAAAATTGATATTGATAACTTACATACAGAATCCATAAACATTCCCGTTCTACATGCAAAATATTATGACATTTATAATAACCTCATGTTACTAAGGAAAAAAGCAGAACAGCAGAAGAAGAACATTCGTCATGAGAGATATGAATTTTATTCAGGTAAAGCAGATCCCGATGTTTATATCGAGAATCCGTTTCCCAAAAAGATCCGAGATAAAGACACTATGTCAAAGTATCTTGACGCAGATGAGAAACTCTCAGGAGTTTCGTTAAAGATTGAATATTATTTGGTTATGTTAACCTACCTCGAAGAAATTTTAAAACAGATAAGTAATAGAACATATCAAATCAAGAACTCAATTGACTATATGAGGTTTACGTCTGGAGCAGGTTAATGGATGAGGAAGGTTACTACCATATAGAATTACCTATAGAAGGTATTCGTTTGATTCATACTGGTTTATCACAAGCAATTGAGAGATGGCCTGGGGGTGATGCAGAAGAACAATCAGATTTAATTATGATGAGAGATAATTTCTATAAGATTATGTTAGAACATAGGTTTGACAATATGTAATAAATAATAGTAACTGAAAAGTTACATTATGTCTCATTTGACAATTGAGAAGGTAAACGAGGTATATCTAAAAATAACAACCGAACCACATGTTGAATATGAACTAAGAGACCGTTTTACCTTTGAGGTAGAGTCAAAAAAGTTCATGCCGCAGTATAGAAGTAGGCATTGGAACGGTGAGATACATCTTTATAATATGAAGACCAAGAGAATCTATGTGGGTCTTCTAGATAAAATTATAGCATTTTGTGAGACAGCAGGTTATACATATAAGTTTGAGAATAATAAGTTTTACGGACCACCATTTGAAGTCAATGACTTTGTATCGTTAGGTGGTGTCAAGGACTACATGAAGTCCATTACTCATTTTGAACCGAGAGACTATCAGATAGAAGCGGTTTATGATGCACTAAGATATAATCGTAAGTTATTGATATCACCTACGGCATCTGGTAAGTCATTTATGATTTACACTATTGTCAGATACCATGTAGCAAAAGGTAATAAAATTTTATTGGTTGTTCCTACTACATCTCTTGTGGAGCAGATGTATAAAGATTTCAAGGATTATGGTTGGGACCCAGAGAACCACTGTCACCGTATCTACGCAGGGCGTGAGAGGGTCAATACGAATGAAGTAACGATTACCACCTGGCAGTCTGTATATCAGTTAGATAGGAAGTTCTTTGAGGAGTATGATGTCATCATTGGTGATGAGGCACACTTGTTTAAGAGTAAGTCTCTTGTAGGGATTATGGACAAGTTACATCATGCAAAGTATAGATATGGGTTTACTGGAACATTAGACGGGACACAGACCCATAAGTGGGTGTTAGAGGGACTGTTTGGACCATCGTATAAAGTTACTGGAACGAAGAAACTCATTGATGAAGGACATCTTGCATCACTTGATATTCAATGTTTAGTCTTGAAGTATCGACCAAAGAAGTTTGATACATACGAAGATGAGATTCAGCATCTCATCTCTCACGAGATGAGAAATAAATTTATTACAAATCTTTCTTGTGATATGAAAGGTAATACTCTCGTCTTATTCAGTCGAGTTGAATCTCATGGTGCAATTTTATATGAGATGATAAATAATAAGGTAAGTGAAGGAAGAAGAGTATTCTTTATTCACGGTGGTGTTGGTGCAGAAGATAGGGAACAAGTCAGACTCATTACCGAATCACAACAAGACGCTATCATTGTTGCATCATACGGAACATTCAGTACCGGTATTAATATTAAAAATCTACACAATGTAATATTTGCCTCTCCATCCAAATCTCGTATACGGAACTTACAGAGTATTGGTAGAGTCCTACGTAAAGGCAAAGATAAAGTGAGTGCAAAACTTTATGATATTGCTGACGATTTTACGATTAACTCAAGAAAAAACTATACACTGAATCATTTTATTGAACGTATCAAAATTTATGTTTCTGAACAGTTCAACTACGATATTTTAACTATTGATATAAAAGACTAAACAAGGAGAGTATATGATTGAAGATGATTTCTTCGCAACCATAAAACTTAAATGTGGTGATGAGATATTTGCTAAGGTAGCAGCATCTGATGAAGATGATAGAACTATGTTACTGGTATCAAATCCTATTATGATAGAACCTGTGAAGAGTAGAGGTTCTATTACTGGATATAAATTTGAACCATGGTTAAAGACTTCTCACGAAGACTTATTTGTAATTAATCTAGATGATGTTCTTACAATGTCTGAATCAGAGAATATTGAGATGATTATGAACTATCAAGAGTACATAAGAAAGTCTACCAAAGGTAACTTTCAGAAGTTAGATAGAAAGATGGGATACATTTCTAATGTTCATGATGCTAAAGAAGTTCTAGAGAAACTCTTTAATCTTTAAGAACCTATAACTTATCTATCAACCGGGACAAGCCTAGTCTATACGACATTTGTACTCTTGTCAACACTTGTCGAACCGATAAGGTCATGTTATAATAAGTACAACACATTATTCGGGTTAAAGACTTGAAACCATTATGCCAAAACCAAGAAGTACAGAACACTATGTAAACAATAAGGAATTTCTGAATGCTCTTGAGAATTACTTTGCACAGGTTGCAACAGCAAAACTTAATGACCAACCCAAACCAGTTATTCCTAGGTATATTGGTGAATGTTTCCTGAAGATTGCAAACCATTTATCATACAAACCTAACTTTGTGAACTACATGTTCAAGGATGATATGATTTGTGATGGTATTGAGAACTGTGTAAGATATATTCATAACTTTAATCCAGAGAAGTCAAAGAACCCCTTTGCATACTTCACTCAGATTATCTACTATGCTTTCCTGAGAAGAATCTCACAAGAGAAGAAGCAACTAGAAATTAAAAACAAGATTCTTGAGAAGAGTGACTTCGATGAGGTCTTTGATTCCAATGAACTTGACAGTGGTAACTACTCTGACTATAATAGTATTAAAGATGCAGTGCATCAAAAACTGAGAGGTGGTTGATTATGAATGGAAGTCTTGACCCAGAAGAGCGTGTTCTAGATGAACCAACTATCAATGAGCAAGTTGCCTCGTATGTAGAAAAACTTGGTTGGTCTGTAGATGATGAGATTACTGTAGAACTCGGTGGTACTCAGGTCTCAGGTATTGATGTTGGTGAAGATTACAATAAGAAGTGGCAGTCACCTATTGGTACTCGTAAGTACAATAAAGATTGTTTCATTGTTATCAAAAATCAATCTCGTAGAGACTTGGTTGGTTCTCTACCTATGGATAGAGAACACAAACCTCAACACCCATATACCCCTGTTGAACCAAAAGATATTGTTGTCAACATGGAAGGTGGTGTCGGTGGGTCTTGGGAAGTTAAGGAAGACTAATGAAGATTGGTATCATAACCGACACACACTATGGTGCTCGTAAAAACTCTAAACTCTTTCATGATTACTTTGAAAAGTTCTACAATGATATCTTCTTTCCCACTCTGGAAAAAGAAGGTATCGACACTGTAGTACATATGGGTGATGCATTTGATAGTCGTAAGGGTATTGAATTCAAAGCACTTAAGTGGTCCAAGAGAGTTGTGTTTGACCCTCTTAAAGAAAGAGGTATCAAAATGCATCTGATGGTTGGTAATCATGATGCATACTACAAGAACACAAATGAAGTTAATGCAGTAGACCTTCTACTGAAAGAATATGATAATGTTGAGGTTTATTCTTCTCCTACAGAGGTGTCACTGGGCGGTCTTAAAACTCTCTTTATTCCTTGGATCAATGAGGACAACCAAAAAGAAACCAATAAGATTATCAGTAAGACCAAATGCTCAGTCGCAATGGGACACCTTGAACTCAACGGGTTCAAAGTCAACAGCCAAATCGTCATGGACCACGGTCACGACAGTAGATCCTTTGATAAGTTCGAAAAAGTATTCTCGGGACATTATCACACTCGATCCGACAATGGGACCGTTTATTATCTCGGTAATCCCTATGAAATGTTCTGGAGTGATGTCAAAGATGCCAGAGGTTTCACTCT